GACGATACCAGGACGCGAGCTTTACCGGACATTCAACAGCATCCCAACTGCCCGAACCGATTTTCCCACTGAACTTGATCAAAATCATCCTGCCGTTACGCATGATGATCCAATTGGAATCCTGGTACAGGGTTACGGAATCCCACAAAGCCCACCTCGGTGTGAACAGGCGTACCGGCGTGCCGACCGTGATCCCGTCAAGCGGGATACGCCACAACTGCATGTATGCGTCAACCGCGCCGGACAATATCTTCCCCGACGGAATGGTCGGGTCAGCGGCGGCGGTCGCATTCGGCGAACCCTTCAACACGGTCAATGCCACATTCTCATTACCGGTCTTGGAATCTCGATGGTAATGCGCGCAGATGATGTCATTGCGTTTCATGCCCTGCGACCCGTTGGAGATCGTCACCGATTCCGCCGACGTGATATGCCAGTCCAAGCCCTGGATCGACGCGCAGCCGGTGCCGACCGTCGCCCTGTTGGACGAACTCATAGAGCATTTGAACACGTCGCCCCAGTCGAACACCACGTCAGACTTCGAGAATTTGGCCTGATGGATGATCGCCTTGTCCTCGCTTGAAATATGAGCAGTTCCGGCCTTGCCGTCAACCAGTTCGATGGTCACTGTTCAACCTCCTTCAACCATGCTTCAAACGAAGCGTCATCCTTCTGCATGAACGCCATGAAAGACGCATTGCACTTGGAACACAATTCGTAAATGTCAGGTGCCACATCATCCGCGATGCGGGTCGCCTTGCCAGCCGAATAGCGGCGCACAGTGAACCATTCACGCGCCTCCGTGTCACCAGCGGCGACATAAGCGGTCTTACCGCACTTGTCGCACACATACTTCGAGTAACCGTCAGACTTCACTATCCAATCCTTTCAAACGTAAAACAACCAAGCGAAGGCAACTGCCTCCACGTGCCGCCGAAATCCACGGAAGGGTCAACGCCCGTCGTGTTCATCACCACATAGCCGACCGGGAACACGGCCTTCCCGGAACCGCCGTCGCCGACATGCGCGCTGATGACACCATCCACACTCACGATCGAGGAACCATCCACCCTCACGCCACCCAACACGTCCGTGGACGCTTTCGGTAGCGTGTAGGCGTTCGCGCCCTGTTCGACCGAAGCGAGCTTCGACCGCTCGCCATCGGTCATCATGCCCGACTTGGCACTGTCGGCCACGGTCTTGGCCGCATCGGCGACGTTCCTCGCATCCTCGGCTGTCTGATTCGCCTTGCCGATCTGCGCCGCGAAACCGGAAGCCGTCCTGTCCGCCGACTCGGCGACCTGCCTGACGGAATCCAAATCCTCGGAAGCGACCTCCGCGTTGATCGTGCCGCCTGAAATCGACAGGCCACGGCCAGCCGTCAAAGACACGCCACCGCCAGCCGAACCACCGGAAGACGAAGAGGAAGAACCGGAATAGTTCGCATTCGCCGACTGCACCGGCAGTCCGACCTCGAAAGTCGAAGTCAAAATCCCGGAATCGATTTTCACGATCCGTTTCGTCACCACGGCGGTGACGTTGACGCCGGAAGCCTGATCCGTCGCAACAATCTTGTCATCCACACGCAGACCGTCGCCGACCTCATCGGACAACGTCACCTCGACCGACCCACCGGTCTGCAATTCCTGCAGATGCTTCTTCGTCTCGGATTGCAGCGTGCCCAAATCCGCGTTGGAATAGTCGTATGTGGCGCATACCTCATCGGCTCCAACGAGCGTCTGCGTCTGACTCACCACGCCGGTTGCATCCGCGAAATAATTAACCACCAGACGGTTCTTGAGCTCCTGCGAGCCAAGGCCGATGAGATGATTCACCGCGCGACGGTTGGTCTCGGCCTTGAAATCCACCAAGTCGGAATCGATCGTGTTCGTGATGGTCTGCACCGGCACGATACCAAGCAGGATCTTATTGCCGGACGTTTTGAAATCAAGCCTGCGGCCACATGATGCAAGCAATGTGCACAAGCCGGTGTAGGCGTCCACATAACGTGGATTCTGGAACATCCAATTCGACAAAGTGGAAGCATCGGAGGAATCGACAGTGAACACCGAATCCAAACCGATGCGCTTCAAAAGGTTTTTGAGGATGTCAGGCAGCTTGCCGGAGACGGTCAGGTAATCCTGATTCGCGTCCGGCTGCAATATCTTCGCTGCCAGCATTCCGGTCCATGATTGGCCGATCCAGGTTGTCGTGGAAGTTCCTCCGGCGACGGACACGCGACGATCGACTATTCGGCCTCCAACATCACTTCCATCGAGCCAGAAATACCAGCCTTGTGAAATGTTCGGCGCGAGTGCGTCATCGATGGTCAGTTCGAAGTCGTTTTCGTCCGTGCCGCAAGCCCAATCCAACGTCACCTGCGATACGCTCGCACGTGGCGTCAGCTTGCCATCGGCGAGGATAACGTCAGCCATGGCACACCTCCAGAAACGTCAAACATGGTCAAATCGATGCCATAATTGCCGGAAACCGTCAACAGCGAATCTCCTGCCGGTATCGGCTCGAAAACATATGAGCCGCTTCCACTGCCGTTGCCACGAACGCCCTTGTCGAAAACATCCGAAACGTCTCCGTTTTCGGCTGTCACCGTTATCGTCTTCCGCAATCCAGTGGCCGACAGTGACATATGACCGCCTTCCGGCACTGTCACGTCAACCGCGTAAGTATTGCCGCCAATCTGGAAAGACGGATTGACGCAAGGGCCGAAAATGACCGCAGTGAACTCAGCGGCCTTGCCGGTCGGATTATGCACCGTCAAAGCGATTCTCGACGGAGCCAAATCGGTCGGCAAGTCCAGCGGAAGGTCAATCTGCGAGCCGGCGCCTGCCGCCATCGGAAAGAAATGCTGCACCGGCAGCGCGCGACGCCAGACGCCATCGCACAATACGACCGTGTAATCAGTCTGCGCATATTCCGGCCATGGCACGAGACCGAGCGAAGAACCGACGACATAAGCTTGTTGCGTCCATTCGCCATCAACCGTCAACGTGCCAGGCCGGACTGCCTGCACGTCCGAGTCGAAAGCCGTCTGCACCATGTCCAATCTTGACGGATCCGTGGTGCGGACGGTCATTTTCGCCGTCGAAGCGTTCCGGCTCACCGATTTGATGCCGCGCGTGGCCAGCGTGTACGTCCATGCGTATCCTCGCATTTCCTGCAGGTCAGCCACCCACAAATCATCGGCGTTGAGGTCGATGACCGTGCCATCATGCGACGTGTATTTAAGCTCGCGCATATTTGCGGATCAACCTCCCCAAGTCGCGGTCGCTGACCGTCGAATCATCGGACGCGGCGCTGATGATCGCGCCAAGATCGTTGTGCAGGCTGGTTATCGCGGCGACCACTGCGCCGGTGTCGACCATCACGTTGACGTCCGGCATGCTCCGGCTCGTCGAAAACACCTCACGCGGGATCTTCCGCTCGTTCAGCAAGCGCATGTTATCGACGCCGTAATAGGCCGTGGCCGCAGCATTGTGCGTGTACTCCCCCGCGGCGAGACGCGCGTTGAGCAGGTATACGCTGTCGCTCAAACCATTGCCGGGCGCCCACGCCGGGTCCACGTAGCCGGAGAACATGCCACCTCCGGCGAAATGCTGGAACGTGCCGTCGGTGAACATTCCACCGGTGTAGCCACCCTCCTTCTTCGTCTTCTCAGTGACGGTGAAGCTCTTGTCCGCGATCTTGAAGTTGTTGATGGAGCGGAGCACCGGAGTAGCCTGGTCGTTGACCGAGGCGGTGCTCTTCTTGTCGTTCAGCTTCTTGCGGTTGACGGCGTCTACCTTCGGTCCGGCCTTGTCGGTCGAATCGAGGGTGTTCTTCTTGTTGTTGAGCCTCTTCGCGTTCGCGGCGTTCGTCTTCGGCGTTGCCCTGTCAGTGGAGTCCAAGGTGTTGCGCTTGTTTGACAGTTTCTTCGCGTTGGCCTTGTCTACCTTCGGCGAGGCGTTGTCCTTCACGTCAAGTCTGGCTGTGGCTTTCTTTCCGTTGAGCTTTCCGATGTTCTTGGAGGCGGTGTTCGCCTTCTTGGATGCCTTGTCGGTCGCGTCCAGTGTGGCCTTGACGTGGGTCTTGTTGAAGGCCTGCATCATCTTCTGCGCCTTCTTGGCGCTGGCCGTGGCCTTCTTCGGGTCGGCGTCCAGCGTGGCCTTCGCGTCGATCTCGTGGAACTTGCCGAGGCTCGTCTTGGCGTCCTTGGTCTTCTTCTTGGCCTTGGAGTCGTCCACGTCGAGCTTCGCCTTGTTGTTGTCGGCGGTCATCCTGATATTGTCGATGGAAGCCTTGATGCTGTCGGAGCTCAGACCCCAACGGTCTGCCAAGGCGTTAGCGGCCTGTTCGCTCATGCCGGACGCTTCGGCCTGCCTGATGATCGCGTCACGCGCGTCCTGCAGCACGCCGTTCGCACGTTCGATCTCACCGCTACTAAAACCGGTGCTCTCGCCCTGCTTAAGAATCTTCTCCGCGGCGTTCTGTGCGCTGCTGGCGATGTCCTCCAAAGCCTGCTTGGTCTTGGTGCCCTTCTCGGAAAACCTGTCGAGCAGGTTGCCGTTCTGGTTGAAGACCACACCATTGTCCTTGCAGGTGTCTGACAGTTCGCCGATCTTCTGGTTCAGCTGGTCGACAGCCTGATCTGCAGTCAGATTACCGGACTCCAAGCCGAACAAGGCCTTCACGAGGTCGTCGATTTCCTCAGACGCGTCCGAAGCGGAATCAGCGAGATCCTTGTTCGCGCTGGCGGCATCCTTCGCGGCGGCGGCAGACTTGCCGTCAGCATCTACCGCGTTCTTGGCTGCCTTGCTTTTCTCATTGGCCTTCTTGGAAGCATCATCGTAGGCCTTTGATTCCTCTTTCAGGGCTTTCTTGATGGCGGATGCCGCAGTTGCGCCAGGGCCGGGCTTGTCGATTTCCTTGATCTGCTTGTTGACGCGCTTCAAGGCCGCTTCGTTGCCCATGGCGGCGCTGGTCATGTCGGTCAGGCTGATACCCGCTTTGTCAAGCCATGTGGTCAACTTGACGCCGCCACTGCTCATATCCTGATAGGCTCCGGCGATTTCGGACGCGACATCCGAACCGGACTCCAGGGCGCTTTCCAGCTGCTCGGATGCCGCCTTAGCCTTCTGTTGCTGAGAAATGAAAGCCGATAACGCCACGCCGGCCACCGTCAGCGCGATGCCCCACGGGCCGCCAAGCAGGCTCATGACACTGCTGCCAACCGCCTTGAACCCAGCGGTCTTCAACTGCGCCTTGGAAGCGGACGTGCCGAACGCCTCCATCTGCTCGGAAGCGCTCATCGAAGATGCCTTGAACATCTGGAATGCGGTCTGCGCGGATGCGAGCGCCGTCTTGACGCGTTGAACCGGGTCGATAGCCAAGCCGATATTGTTGGCCATCGTGCTGGTGCTGCCGTTGAGATTGCCCGCGGCCTTGTGCACCGCGCCGAACACGCCGGCCAATGATGCCATGACCACGAGCGTCTGCTGCACTCCGGACGGCAATCCCGCGAACGAGTCAACCAGCGTATCCAAGCCCTGCACCATCTTGCGCAAAGGCCCCTGAGCGCCCTCACCGACGGAAATCATCAAGGACTCCATCGAACCGCCAAGATTCTCCAGATCACCCTTGAGATTGTTGTTCTTCGCAGCCGCCTGCTCGGCGGCGTAGCCGCTTTCGGATACGGCCTTCGTCCACTTGTTGACACCGGATTCGCCGGCCTCGTACAGGTAGTTCGCGGCCTTGATGGCATAGCTGCCGAAGATGGTCGCGTTCGCCTGGTTGCGCTGCTCGTCCGTCAGATCCTTTTCGGCCTTCTGCAATTGTCCAGCGAACTTAGCCATGCCGACGAAGTGGCCTTGCGCGTCATATGCGCTGATGCCTAATTCCTTCATCGTGTTGGACGCTTCGGTGGACGGCGCGGCCAGTTTCATCAGCATGCTGTTCAACTGGGTGCCGGCCTCGGCGCCGATGGTGCCGTTCTGCGCGAACAAAGCGAGCACGCCGGTGGTCTCCTGGATGTTCATGCCGAAGCTATTGGCCTGCGCGCCGCAATTATTCAACGCCTCGCCGAAATCGGAAACGTTGCCGACGGCCTTGCCTGCGCCAGCCGCGAGCGTGTCGGCCACCTGAGAAGCCTGTGAGCCTTTCAGGTGGAACATGGAAAGCGCATTCGCCATATACTCTGCTGCATCCCCAACGGCCATGCCGTCGGATGCGGCCAGATTCAAAGCGCCGGTCAATCCGCCGGTGAGGATGTCCGTGACGCTCATGCCGGCCTTGCCGAGATCATTGATCGCGTCGGCGGAGTCCGAAGCGGAATAAACCGTGGAAGCTCCGGCTTCGATGGCTGCGGCACGCAGCTGGTCCATTTGGGCGCTGGTCGCGCCGGTGTTCGCCTGGACGGTGCTCATCTGCTGGTCGAAGTCTGCGGCCATCTTGACTGCGGCCACGCCGAAAGCGGCCACGGCCAATCCTGCTGCGGTCATGCCGCTGGCGATGAGCGCGGACTTGCGTCCGGTGTGTTCCATGCCCGAAGCGACTGTTCTCGCAGTGCTTCCGGCGCGGGTCATCGCCGCCTCATAGGAGGCTGTGTCCGCCATCAACCGGATGACGATGTTCTTGTTCTCCGCCAAAGCATCCTCCAAAATGTCAGGTCAAATGCGCCACCAAGGCGTTCGCGGCCGGATTGTCCCTGCCGTTGGCCTCCGTCCACTGTTTCATGGCCTGCTGCATGTGCGCAGTGGCCCAGCAGACGCTGGTTTCGGCATGCAATGTAAGTTCGCTCTTCGGGTCTTGGCAGATCGAGCGAGGCAAACCGCACATGGGGCATAATGACCGTTCGTATTCCGCCAACGAGCGCATCCAATTGCGTTCCGTCTCATCCCATTCGACCTCATCGCCCTTACTCGGGCGCCAGCCCATGAAACGCTTATAGCTGATGCCGAGCTGGCGGCAGATCTTAAGGTCCTCGACTAGTTGCGGAGAACCTGCGAGGCGAGGTCGAATGCCGCTTTTGGGTCCGCTGCGGTGCCGTTCAGTTCGGCGATGGCCTGCCAGATCGGCGTGAACTGGCCATCCGTCAATTCATCGAACAGACTGCGCCATGCCTGTTCGGTTTTGTCCTCGTCGGCCAGTGGCTTGCCGCCGATGGTCGCGGAATCAAGCATGAGCGGCAATGCCGCGGCGGCGGTGCCGAACATGTCGTTCGTGCCGTTGTCATTGCGGTGCGCGGCCAATGCCTGCGCCCACTTGCTCACCGGCAATGCTCGCAACGTGAGCTTCAACGTCTCCGCATCCGCCTGTTCGCGTAGCTCTTCGATGCGCCGCGCGGTGGCCTTCGCCTGCCGGTTCGTCCCAGCCTCCGTGATTTGTTCGCGCGTGGTCTCCTCGGCCAGCGCATCACCCAATCTGGCGATGTCCTCGGCGGTCTGCTGGTTGAGGATAATATCGACCTCACGAGTGCGCCTGGTGACTTTAAGCATATGTGTTCCTTCGCTCTAATATTCATGTCCCTTTGCCGGAAAAGAGGAAAAAGAGGATCCCGCACCGGCGAAAGGGACGAAAGTCCGATGCGGGAAGAATCAATCAGGCGACCTTCACGTTCTCCGCCCAGCCGGGAGCACGAACGGAGAAATTGACCTTGCTGCGCAGCACGCTGTTCGCGGCAATCGCCACCTTGGCGCTCATGCCAATGCGGACAGCATACACGTTCACCGTATCTCCGGCGGCAAAAGCATCATCCGTCTGCTTGCCATAGCGGCGCACGAAATAGCCTTCCGCACCCTCGGTCAACGTCTCCATTGCCACGTTTTCCGTGGAATGCGAAGTGTTGGTGTTGTCGATGACCTCGATGCTTGAACCGCTGATCTTCTTGCGTCCGGGATTCTCGTAATCCTGCGCGCTGTTCTCTCGCTGGTCGGAGATGGACTCCTGCGACGGCGAGCACGACCAGCCGCCCATGGTGACGTAGTTGGACAGGTCGGTTCCGGCGTTGATCTCGTCAGCGGTCGGCTTCTGGATGTTTTCGATGGACGGCACCCAGATCGTGTTGACCAGACCGTCCGCCGGTGTGGAAGGAACTTCAGTCCCAAGAGTCAAAACCATGACTCCTCCTTAAATATTTGATGGTCACATGCGTGACCAGTTGAATTTGAAAGTCAGAAGACGGCACTGGTAAAGCAGCGCCGTATCCTCTGCGGTAAGTCCGGCCGCATAAGCGCCGGAATCGGAAAACAACGTCAGACAGCCGGTGTCGAACCCCTGCGCGATGAACCGTTTGCCAGCAAGTCCTGGAATCATGAGGTCATCGGCCAGCACGTTGACGGAATCGGCCGTGGTGCTCACGATGCGCACCAGCAAAGTGCCGATGCCGCAATGCACATGCTGCGTTTCGCCGACGATATGGCCGTTGGTCGTGACCGTCTCAATCACCCACGGCGGCTTCTCCGTCGGGGTCGGCGTGGTCTGCTTGTAGACCTTCCACCCATCCGCAGGTTTTGGCACATGGCCGAGAATCGTATTCGACAATGTCATTATCGACGTCATTCAGACCACCTCCACGGCGGCACGCGCCACGTATTCCGCGAGCTTCGGCAATTCTTCCTCACCATGCTCGTAGAACCGGTGCGTTCCACCGCCCCTCGCGGTGCCGAAGAACGCGATGTTCGCGAGCGAACCCGCTCCGCCTTTGGTGGGGCCTATCTCGGCGGTGATGCGTCCGGGCGTCTCGCTCACCGTGTAGGTGATCGGAATGCTGCGGAACGCCTTGTTGCCTGAGCCTTTCAGGTCGTCGCGAATCGAGTTCTTGACGTTCTGCGCGCCCTTCTTCACCGAAGCGGAGATCAAAGCGCGGCGAGCCACGCCCTTGGCGAGCAGCGAGTCCCCGAAGACCGTCAACTGCGATGCGTCGAACAGTCCGCTCATGCGTCCTCCTTCACGTTCCACCGGCAGGCCGTCGCCCACGACTTCTCCGACTGGGGGGAAATCATGCGATAGCGACGGCCGACCAGTTCCGGATTAGCCGACTGCGTGACCGTGACAAGATCGCCGTTACGCAGCATGGTGCCGAACGGGAAATGGATGTACAGCGACCAGACCAATGAGGCAGCGCCCATCGCCTGCGCCGCACTGCCTTCCACGTTTTCCGACGCAAGGCCACCGGAGGTCTGCACCTTGCAGTGGCCGGCATACACTTGCGTGGATGTCGGCTTGACCTCACCGGTGGCCGGATCCGTCACGGCTTCGCCGGGACGCACCACAGTGCATTCGTCGGTCATGAGCGATTCCGCGTTTTCCCGAGCACGCTCCAACACGGAAGCCGTCAGCATAGGCGGCGCCTTCCAACGGGGGCTATCGTGAAAGCGCCGGAAGCGCCATAGCCGGACGGTTCCAAAAGCTCCCACTCACTGTCCAGCAATGTGATCGTCGGCACGCTGTTCGTGGTACCCACTGTTTCCTGATAGTCATCAATTCTTGTGCTTTTGGATGTCGCCGCTTCCGGATTGCGAGCATACCGTGCGACGGCCAGAGCCTCAACCAGATCGACGGTGCGCTGCGCGAGCCTGCCGCCAATAATGATCTGGTCGAGATTCGGATACCGTTTGCGGATCGCAATTTCGGCAAGCTCGATCCACGACGTGAACTGATTGACCTCAAGCGGATCCGTGACCTGCCGTCCGAGCTGTTTCGCGACATCGTCAACAGAGGCTGTCATGGTGGCATCCTGCCGTCAGGCGGTGATGACCGCGAACTTCTTCTTGTCGCTCACGATGAAGCCGATTTCCGCCTCTACCAGGAATGCGATCATGTTGCGCTGCCAAAGGTTGATCTGTTTGCCGCCATCGTTGATGGTCGCCTGATCGGAAATCTTCATCTTGATTCCCTCCACGGTGCCATACATGGCGTAGGTCCAGTCTCCTGCGACGCCGAACACCTCCTTCGCCGCGGAAATGTTGTGCGTGGTATCCGCCTTGATTTCCGGCACGTGCCCCCAGGGGGACTTCACCACCCTGGCGCCGAACAGTGAGCCGATTTCGGTTGACTGGCTCGGCACCAGCAGTGGATGGTCGTTTGCGTCAGTGGCTTCCAGGACTTTCGCCAGGCCGTGCGGAGACAGGGCGATGCCGTTAAGGTCGCCATCGTTCGTGAGGACGGTGGTGGCGATTTTGGCGAAATCGGCGTACTTGCCGGAGCCGATGCTGACGGTCTGAGCGTCCTTCAACGTGTCCATGTTCTCGGTGGACGGAGCGGTAATCAGACCGGTGAGAAAGGTCTGGTCGATTGTCTGGGCGATGCTCTGAGCCGCCTTTCCCTTGATTCTCGACCACAGGGCGCTCTTGTCGCGGACGAACTCTTCGGAAACCGGGACGATCTTGGCGACCTTGAACGGCTTCATGACGCGGGAACCGATGGTCGGCTTGTCGACTGGCTTCTCGTCGGTCTCTCCAACCCATTTTGCGGCCGACATGTCGCCAAGAGTATCGTATTCCATGCCGGAACCGGGCAGTTTCACTCCGGTTGCGAGCTGGGTGACAGCGGACTGTTTGAAAACACCAGTCCAAATCTCATTGGACTGTTCCGGCGTCAGGTAGACGCCGGAGGTGGAACGGCTCAGATCGAGCGCGGTCATGGTTTCCTCCTTAAAGGATCGTTGAAATATGTTTTAGAGGCCGAGGGCCGCGAGCTGTGAGCCGAACACCGCGGCGTTCGCGCTTGTCCTCGATTCGCCCTCATGCGTGGCTGGCTTCGCATCGAACAGTTGCTGCAGCGAACCATCAGCTGGCTCCGTCTGCGCGGGAACGCCTAAATCCGGATATTCGCGCAGTATGGCGTCGATGGCCTTGTCTATGGCCTTCTGGTCGCTTTTGGCGTCCACTCCTTCCACGAGTCTCGTTGCGAGCTCAGGATGTTGGAGTTTGCCGGTTGCGGCCTTTTCGACGTTTGCGTTGAATATCCGTGTTTCCAATTCGGAGATCTTGGCTTTCAGCGTTTCGGCCTCGTGCTTTGAGGCTTTCACTGCGGCCTTCATGCGGTTCAGGGCTTTCTTGCCTTTGTCTCCGAGTTCGGCTTCGCCTTCGATTTCCTCGCCGGTGGTTCCCGTTTCAGTGGTTTCCGGGTCCGGTTCGGACTGCTGCAGTTCTTCGCTGGTCTTCGGCTCTTCCGTTGCGGGAGCGTCGTTGACAAGATTCTGCAATGCTTCTTCGGCCTGAGCGCGAGTCGCGGTTGCCTGCGTAGACTGCGACGCCGCAGAGACGTTCGAGTCTCCGGATACCGGCGAGCCGACAGTTGTGTTGGTCGTGTTCGATGCCGAATCAGCGGTTGCTGTTGCTGCTGCGTCAGCCATATGTTGTTGTCCTTCCGTTGCGGTTGTTTTCCGCCGCAAGCGGATTGCCCGGCCTGCGGTCTTGAAAAATCTGGTCGGCTAGAGTATCCAGCCGTAGTCGTAAAGCATCTGACGTGGATCCTTGCCGGTCCGCGCGCAAATGTCGTAAATCGTTTCGGGCATGAGTCTCGGCCGGTCTGCTTTCATGTACCGGCCTCCATGCTTCACGTATTCCTTCGCGTATCCGGCGCTTATCATGCGAGATGATGCGAGGCCGCGTTTGGTCATGCCTTCCGTCGTGTACTTGACGTTGCGCCCATACAGTTGCGCCGCCGACACGCTTCCGGAACGCCGATAGGCGTTGACGAGCTGGTTCAGGTCGGCGCCGTCCTTCCACGCACGGGCGTTCGCCCTGCTGCCAAGCGTCTTCGCCAGCTGACCGTCGGACAGGCCGTCAAGGTATTCGTTGGCGCTCGTGACGGCAGTGTTCGGCGTTTTGGATGTCGGTATGGCGATGCAATCGCAGTTCGGATGTCTTTCGAAGGGTTCGCTGCCGCACGGTCGTCCAGCCAGGACAACGCACCTGCCGCAACTTGGCGGAGTCAATCCACGCACGTAACCGCAATGCACATATCGGCTTCGTCCTGCCACCATCGCGGCCGAACGTTGCGTATCAGCAAGCAGCGTTCGAGAGCGTTGAACCAATTCCATTTCGATGACATGGAGCGCGATGTCCGTCGAGCCAACGTTGGAAACGACACGTTTTCCTTTGACGACAGCACCCCACATGACGTCGATCGTGTTCATGCCGTTTCCATTCACACCGACCCACTGGCGTGGATCCACCGCGTACTCCGGCAATCTGTCCACGCCATCCAATGACGCCATCGCCAAAGGCGTGGCCGTCATCGCCTCACGTGCCGTCTGCAACTGCGCCGAATCCAGCAGGCGGAACATTTCGGGCATGCAGGAAGCATATGATTCGCCGAAATCATCGGAGGCGTCACGCCGCCATAGCGCCGCCAGCCGGACGGCCAGACGATTGCTGCGCCGTCTCAGATCGCTCGCCTGCCTTCGCGCCGCCGTCGGCAACGTCTGACCGTAAGCCATCGGGCACCTCCGGTTTCACGTAACCTTGCATCCAGCCTTCCTCGTCGGATTCAAGCAGCTTCTTCGCACGCGCGATCTTCTCCGGCCCCCATCCAAGCTCCTCCCATGCCATCTCGCGAGGCATGAGAGGCCTGCCCGTCGGGTCGGCCGTCGCAAACAGCTTCGTCACCGCATCGGCTCGCTGTGCCACGGTTGGCGTGCCAGCGTCATACCAGAGCGCATCGGCGTCGTCGAAGGCGCTCATGGCTTTCTCGCCACGCAGCAATCCGGCGACAAGACGGCATGTCTGCACCGCCTGCCGTCCCAATGTCCGCTGATCGCGTTCGATGCTCTTCACGAGCTTCGCTTCACGCGATCGAATCGCATCTGCTGATGCGGCATCATCGGCGGCCAAGCCGAAATAGTTCGGAGGCAAACCGGTGACACCGCTCGACAAGCGAGCGTAAAGGTTCACCATGCGTTCGAAATTCTCCATGCTTGAGCTGGAAAACTCGAAAGTTTTCGCATTCGGATTGCCTAAAGCCCAAATCCTGCCGAAATACGCTTCCCACGTGGTCAAAGGCTTGCCTTCATCGTCCACGAAGTCGCCCTTGGTCGCGCCAAGCACACCACGCTGCGGGACGGCATGAGTCTCCTGAGCCACCTGCGCATTCGTCAAATCTCGCGCGCACGCATCGGTCAGGTCGATGACATCGGTGAGCGCACTGGTACCGCGTAGGCGCGGCCACGTCTTATGCAAGGGAATCGTGGTGCGCGGATTGCGGTAGGCCGGAACCACCGGCACTATTCCAAGCGGATTCTCAACCACGGAACGCACCTGATAGTTCGTGTTGATCGTGTAAGTGCGGTCGGGCAAGTACAGGCGCCAGCCGACAGTACTCATGAAATCGTAATCGTCAACGTCACGATACCGGCGCAATGCCGCATCAAGCCGCCCTGTCACCGGATCACGATGGGCGAGAATGTCAATCGGACTCACATTCTCGATATGCAAGCCGGTTTCGTCGTTCTCCACGGTCTTGAACGACCGTCCGAACACCTCGAAATCAAGATAGCTGGTCTGGTCCTCGTCCAAACCGCTGGACCGCCAGAAATCCCACGCATCATCAGCCAGTTTGAGATTATCTCCGACGCGAAATCCCTTGAGGTCGAGTCTGTCCACTCGGCTTTCGGCCACGACGCGAGGCCAGTTCACGATGACAGTGAACCGTTCCAATTCCGGAGGGATAGCCAATCCAAGCTGCCGCAAATGCTGTTGGCCATCCACATACCGGTCAAGCCTGCCGAACATTTCAGCCGCCCCGTAAAGCTGGTCGGAGAGCCGACGAAGCATATCCTGCGCCTTATCAGGCAACCACGCCATCGTTAGCCTCCTATCATCGGAAAACAAATACCTTGCTGGACTCGGAACCCCAGCCCAACGCGCGCATATCAGAAGCGGCCTCATGTGCCAGAATGTCGGCCATGGTTATGTCGATTTTCTGGTTTTCGCTCGGCTTGCCAAGCACATACTTATCGCCTGGCTTCGCAACCTTACGCGCCGCCATCATATGCAACCGAGCCATGCGATCATTGGAATGCGTCGTGGAATGGTCGGCCGTATCCTCCATGAAGCGGGTGAGCGCGTCGAACATGCGTCCTATTCGGTTCGTCGGCCAAGGCACCACAATATCCTCGCCATACTGGTACGCCCACGCCTCAACCTGCGTCTCCCACGGATGCGGGTCACAGTAGAATCGGCGCACCTTGTACCTGTCGAACATTTCGGACACGCAGGCGTCGACCTCGCTTCGCGGTATGCGCCCCTCCCATTCAACCGGATTCCAATACGCCGGACGATTTGACGGCCCGTATGTCGGCGTCCAACGCCAGCCGTCCACGGTCTCCGCACGCAATGCCGTCCAGTCACCGGATTGCGAACCATCGAAACCAAGACAAATCTCAGCACCCGGCTCGGGTGGCTGACGGTCAACCATCGTGCCATCGTAAAGCGGCTCAGGCATATACGAACCCAGACCCTGCACGATCTCGCAACCGTAGAAACGGCGAGCCTGCGCCGGATCACGGGCCATAAGCTCGGTCGCGGTCGCTTCGACCTGATCGAGCGGCACCCACGGCGAGCCGGAATAGACGAATTCGAGAATCTTCCGCCTGTCCTTAGGGTCCGCGAAATCCAATGAGGGGTCATGCTTCGGGAAGAACTTCATGATGTCTGGCGCCGTGCTCTCGTACGTCATCTGGCCGAAGCTGGCGTCCATCGGATCCCACGGATTCGTCAGCTCAAGCATTCTTCCATCCATGGCCATAGCGCCACGCATCACCGTGTCGCCGACCTCGAACATGCCGCTGCGCCTAGTCCAGATGCCGGATTCGTCACCGAGGACGAAGTTCACCGGATTACCAAGCTTCGAGTGTGCCGAAGCTGTCACAGGGTCGATACGGCCGCCGTTCGGAAGGCGGATGAAGCCTTCACGGACTTTCATCAGGTCGGACAGGTGTCCGTTGCGCACCATCGACTGCAAAGGACGGTAGACGTTCGCAGTCTGCTCCTCAGAAGTGGCGAGCAGCTGAATCAAAGCTGTACGACGAGGCATACCCATCGGCTCACCAGCCGAATACTCGTAGGCGAACCCACAGGAACAACCCCAGTCCGAACAGCGGAACACTTCGCCGCCCTTGGCCCATCCGCAGAACACGCATGGGCCGACACCTTCAAACGCGGCCACGGCCGCGCCGAAAGGCGATTTGCCGAGCTTCTGCCCGCCGACAATCTGACCACGACGCCACTTGAACGCCGCAGCCTGACGCGGGCGCGACGGATCATACACCGCATCAGGCTTCACCCGATAAAAATCGATGGCGTTATCCAGCTGCCAGCCGACCAGTTCGAACGGCTTGCCCAGGTCGAAGCCGTTGGGGACCACGCAATGCCAAGCAATCCAGTCAGCGAACAGAAAACCAAGCGACTTCGGCATCTCCGGCGTCCCTGGCATCAGCCATCACCTCGAATCGGTCAGTGTCCCATGTTTCTCAAGACCGCCCGCGATATGCGTTTCTGCGCCCTCGTGTATGTCTGGTTGGTGATTTCCCTCTTCGTCGCCTCGCCGAAGGAGTTCACGAACGTTTTGCCGTGTTCAGTTTGTTGCGTTGGTTGGCGGCGGATCTGTTCGTCGGAGATTCTGTCGCGCTGTGCTCTGGCGGTGCGGAATGCCTTGGAAGCCTCTTGGTATTTGTCGTAGTTCGCCTTGGTCGCCTCCGGGAACACACTTTCCGGCATGCGCTGGTTGTATTGCGTGGCTCCGTGCGCGGTCCTCTGCATGATTTCCGATGCGGCATCCATGCGTTTTCCCGCATCGCGCATCATATTGGTGAGATCAGAGTCGCTTACGGATGAGAGGTCAGTGGCAGAGCCTCCCCCTCCTCCGCCATGTCCGCCACGGCCTGCACCCGAGCTTGATCCTCTTCCGCCCATTTCTTCATCCTTTCCGTATTGCTGTTTTTGTATGCGATAACTTCGGTGCCACCGAAGTCGAAAAACGGAATGGCATCTCCGTAGAGGAGAATCTTTTCCGGTACGAGCCTGTCGAGCGCATATCGCATGCCGAGTCGCCAATAAAGTTCTGCCGTCGGATTGTTATTCGCTCCGACCGTGCTTACCGCGACTGTGGAGTTGTTTGGAATGCCTGAAAAGCAGTACTGGAATGACTCTGGGCCCGCCCATTGAAGTGTTGGGATGACTTTCAGCCCGCAGGCCTGCCAGTATGCTCCGATCAGACGGCTTCGGAAGACGTTATAGATCTTCATCGCTTCCGGCATGTCCATGTATGTGCTGAAATCAGGTGTCAGCACACACTGGAAGCGTTTGAGCGGTGCGATGTATCTGTCCGGCTGGTTCCAGACCCTCTGAAACTGATAGTCATCGATGAAGAAATGGATTCCGCAATGCTTGACTGTCTTTTTGCCGGTCACGTAATTGAAGCCCATCAACGTGTCGGGGGGGGGTGACGTCCTGTTTTGCAAGCATTGGCATGTCGTATCGGCCAACCGTCCGCACATTTTCCAGCAGCGGAAGATTGTATTGACGCATCGTCCGCATCCGCGACTCGTTAATCACCATGCTCCTCTAGATAACGCGTCTTGGCGCTTTTGAATGGAATCACCTTCGCCGAAGACCGCGAAGGCTTCGGAGGTTCGCATTCGTCGTCCACGATCGTCCAGCCGTTGAGCCTCAAGCCTTGTGGTGTGAGGCCTATGGTGTCGGCATATCTGGCCAATGTGGCACGGTCAGCGGCCTTCGCCTCCGAAGACTCACACAGTACGAACTGGCGCACATAAAGCGCGATCGTCGTGAACATGTATCCATAACGCGGCATATGCCATGCGATAGCCTGCGGCAACCGCCACAGGTCACGCCACAATTCACGCTCACGCCGATTCCACGACTCCGTGGCAGTCTCGTCGCGCTCCTTGTGAAAACCGTCATCATCCTTCCAAGTGTCCCAGATCACCCACTCGGACAGTGGAAAAGCCTTCGGACGGTAATGGTATCCGCGAGCCGAAAGAGGAAGAATATCAGCGCCAAGACCACGCGCGTCCGACCGGGCGCTGGACGGATCCGGCATAGGACCGGAGCGTGTGCGCGCGCCGCCATGCGTCGCCATGCGACCTCCAATCCTCGAACCGGAAAAATTACGGTCTCGGCCAGTCCGTCAAATCTTGAACTATCCGCGAACTTGCGAGTCCCCTCACCGGCGGTCTTGCCTTGCCTATTAGGGGTTGCCCCCTAGTGGTGTTGGTGGGTTGGTTGATTGTATTTTTTCCTGTTTTGGCGTGTGTTTTGTTGTTTTTGTTGCGTGTGCTTGTTTGGCTCGTCCGCTTGCGTTTGATTCGTTTGTGTCGTGTCGTGTTTGCGTTCGCGCTTGCCTGTTGGCTGCGACTGTGGCCGCTGCTGTGGCTTGGCTTAGTGTCGTGTCCAGTGTTCGATGCTTGCGGTTGCTTTGTGCTGTCCGTCTTTCCTGTTGCAGCTGCGATGTTCTGGCCCTGTCCAGCTTTGTCTGTTGTCTGTGTGGCCGAGGTCCCATTGGCCTGCAGCTGTGACTGGCTGTCCGCATTTGGCGCAGATGTGTGTTTCGCCCGTGGCCAGTCGTGCCTCCCATACCCTGCGGAGGTGGCGGTGTGCCGCATCGTATCCTCGTGCCGTTGAGCTGCCACGCTGCCGCTCGTATGCGTGGGCGTGAGCCTTGCAGAAGCGCGTCCCTTGCGGGACAAGCTGTGGGCAATTGTGCCAGGCGCATCGACGAAGGCTCACTGTGAAATCCTCCAGCCTCTGGTGGTGTGTGTGGTGCTTCGGGCTGGAGTCGAACCAGCGCATGGTGTGGGATGCACTTATCTCTTATCACGGGCATTCAAAGATTCATGAAGCCATGGCCGGTTTGGTATCCGTCCTAGGTATCTGTGCTATCCCTTGTGCTCTAACCGCTGAGCTACCGAAGCTGGATATGAAAAATGGTCCAACCATTTTCCGGCTGAACCATTCTACGAACATACGACAGTATAGCATTTTAATTGTGACAGTCAAGCATGGCGGTTATTTCTCCGAGGTTGAACACGTACTCTCCTTTGTGTTTTGTCGGCGTGGCGTGCAGTTTGCCTCTGGTGAGCCATTGGCGGATCTGGTCGCTGGTGCAGTGGATGTCCATTTTGGCGAGGTAGCGTGCTACTTCGACTGGTTTTCCAGTGTATTCGAGCTGCCAGAGTTTGTTGTCGCGTTCGGCTTTGATGGCTTGGACTCCGCCTTGCCATTTGCAGTCTGGGCATGTCCATGTTTCGGCTTGTGGCGTGCTGGCGGCTTGGTGGCCGCATTTTGGGCAGGTGCCGATGATGACCATGGCTTCTTCCGGTGTCAACGCTTGTTCGTTGCGTCTGGTGATGTGTTCCAGGGCGGCGTAGTCGTCTGCTGCGGTTGGCATGTTCAATATGGTGTGCCGGTTGCTGATGATGGCATACCATGCTTTACGCCAATCGTATGCGGCGTATGCGGCGCGTATTTTGCCTGCCTGTTCCGCCAGCCATGCCTCACTGTCTGCGATGAGGTCTTGCGCGTGGGTGTCGATGGGCAGTGGCGCGTTGCCTTTGTTTGGCGTGTGTTCTGGGGTGCCGATGCGGGCCTGTCGGAGCATGATGCTGCGCAGGGTGGGCAGTTGGACGTGTCCGAGCTGGCGGATCAGCGTCCAGTAGGTTTCGCGGCAGTTTGCGCAGAGCATGTTCGCCGCCGCCGTTTTCATGGGCTTATGGCAGTGCTGGCAGTCGGTCAAAGTCTGGTCTCCTTGTCGTGCTGGTGGATTATGGCGGTGATTTCGGCTTTTGGCACTTGTGGCACGAGTCTGGCGGTTTCTTCCAGGGTGATACCGTCCTCATGCCATTTCAGGATCATTTCCTCAAGGATTTTCTTCATTTGGTGGCCTCTAGATATGGGTTTTCGCTTGTATATTGCGGAAAATCGCATTCCTGGTCTTTCCATCCGGCTGCGTAGCCTTCCTGCCATGCTTTGCGGCGTTCGTGTTCCAACCATTCCAAGCTGTACATGGTTACCTGTTCCAAGCTGTGCATGGTTACCTGTCCGTCGTGTCTCATGATTTCTCCTTGTTGAGTTGTTTCGCCATCTGGCAGGCTCGTTGGTCTGGCGTGGCGGTTTCCTTGTTTCGTCCGAGCGCTTGCAGCACGTGTTCGCACTGCCATGTGTGCTTGTGGCGTTTCGAGGGTGGTATGCCGCTCATTTTGGCTCTGCGCTGGCACCAGCCTTTCCATTGGCGGCACCAGTCGTTGACGGTGCGTGTCTCGCCGTAGTGGCGAGCGGCGAAGGCATTCCACGCGTCCGACAGGTCGAGATTCGGGTAATCGCGGATTATGGCGGCATTGGCGTGGGCTTTCTCCCTGACCAGCTCGAAGTCGTTCAGCCCGATTTCTTTGGATGAAGAAGAAGAATATTCTTCTTCATCTTTCTTTTGGGTTCTGGTGTTCTGGTGTTCTGGTGTTTGTCCCGATGTAACACCGTTACAGTTCCGATGTAACGCCGTTACATTCTGGTCTGAACGATGCTTAGCGACACGTTCGGCGCTTTTCACGCGAGCGTGCAACACCTGCTCCTTGCTCCGGTTGTGGACGAGATAATCGTGAATCAGCCAACCGCCGTCAACCTCCTCCAACATGCCCTCGTCCACCAAAGCCCTGACCTGCTCTTCGGTCGCCCCGAGATTCGCCAGCATGGCACGGCGTGGCACGAACCCGTCCGTGAGCCTGTCCCCGCACAACGACAACGCCATGCAGAACACTCCAACGGCATCGACATGTCCGGCACGCACCAGGTCGCGCACCTTGTCGTTGTCGTAGAAGCCGTTCACGAGCTGCACGTATCCGCGCCTAGCCATTGGTCGCGCCCTTGATCTTGAGGTTGCCGCTCATCAGTTCCGGCAGCAGCGCGTCACGCAATTCAGCGAGATACCGGTTCTCGTCGTTGTTGCAGATGTAGATGTTCTGCTTCCAGCCCGACATGATGAGCAGCAGCACGTCGCTGACGCGTTCCTTGCTGTTGTTTTGCAGAATCCGCGCAATGGCTTCGCGTTGCGCAAAGCAAAGAAGCAGGACTCTGTCGAGAGCATTTCCGAAGTCGCACCAGACGCTTTTATGGTCAACGTGATTTATCACCGGTTCGTCCATCGCTCCTACCGCCATTACTTGCCTTCCTTTTCGATTTCATTGATCTTGTCGGTGAGGGCTTCGAGCACGTCCACGCGGTCTCCCCACTTGAGGTTCCGCCAGAACTGTTCGAGATCAGCCCAGTTCTCGGCCTGTAGGATGCTAAGAAGCCTGATTGCCTGAGCTTCGAGAATGTCGGCGTTCCGTTTGCAGCACGCGGCGAAGAACGGCACATTATGCGTGATTGCGTCATTGATGAACCAGATCGCCTTTTTCAGGTCTTCGACACCGTTCTTGTGCTGCCAGCGGAAGCAATACTGCACGGCTTGGCCCCAGTCGCTTGAGAGCAGTCGGCTGAGTTCGATGCATTCGAACGGGCCATCCTTGTAATGCGATGGATTGATATTGTCAGTCATTTGATTGTTCCTTTGTCGATGAATATTTGCCGTCTGTGGTGAGATACACGAGTCCATGCCAAGTCCGTACCGGCACTTCCAACTGGTCTTGAAACGATTTCACGCACCAGCCGTTCTCATAAGCGATAGTCGGATGCATGTGAACGAAACCATGACAGCCCGTCGTACCCGAACCGCAAAGCAGAATCAGATTCTGCACTTGATGCTTCTCAACCCTCGTGCATTGGCTACGGAGTTTCCGATGATGCCGGGAACCACCCACCGCATACAAGCTTCGGCCGCAACGCACGCAACGTCTCCCATCACGATCATCAACCATGCGGCACGTCTCCTTGGATGGATTGTCACTGCTCACTGGGGTTCTCCTGGAACAATCCCTTGTTGTCTTCAACCAATTGGATGCCCTCACCTATCCATCTCATGACAGGAACCGCCATCGAATTACCGAGCGCCTTGTAGCGTGGACTATCCGGCGCGTGCTTCTTCCCCTTCCACGGAATATCCGTCCATCCGTCCGGGAAACCTTGAAGCCTTTCGCATTCCAACGGCGTCAACCTGCGAACCGTCAAACCATTCATCGAATCCTCCGTATGTAGAAACTGGTCATTGTGCGTGCTGAGCGTGGCAGAAAGCTCGTCCTGCCCGAGGAATCCCTTACCCCCCCCCCGCTCCGCCACCGCGAATCTTGAAAGTGAAAACCACTAGTCTCTCCTATTAGTTGTCGGATAGATGAATGGGGCATCCTTTCTGGCGTGAGCCATCAATGTCGGAGAAAGATCGAATCCTTGTGCGGCATTCGCCTGAGTGTCCGCGCGACACATCACTCTCTCTCTCTCTCAATTTGGTAGACGGCTGGATTATGGTCAGTGCTCAAAGTGGGACTCACTTCGCCAATCGCCAGACTCCGGCTCTTCTCACCCTGGCTCCATTTGAACGCCTTAATCAGGGGAACATTGTTGCCACCGGTACCCATGTGCGAGGTGAGCGTATTCGACACGTCGGGATGATCGCTGACCTTGAACCGTCCATCCTGCTGATGGAAGTCCAACATCAATCCCCCAGCGTCCGAATCTGCGTCTCCAACGCCTCCCGCAGTTCCCTGGGTAAGGCTTTGCCTCTTCTCTCGGCTCGACGTATGATCCCAGCACAGGCTCTCGCGCTCAAAAAGTACCGGCGCGGCACGTCGCCAGTCTCTAGTGTTGACGACAAGGAACACACGCTCGCGCCGCTGGGCCACACCGAAGAACTGAGCGTCCAACACTCTCCATGCACCCCCCCCATCAGGCCAGAGTTCGGCCACGGCTTCAAGGAGCGACTGGAAGGCCCGTCCGTGTTCAGCCGACAGAACTCCGGGCACGTTCTCCCATACGATCCATTCCGGATCAATTTCTGCGCAAGCTCGGAGATATTCGAGCATGAGCTGGCCGCGAGGATCGTCCAGAGCCTTCCTGAGTCCGGCGATGCTGAATGCCTGGCAGGGGCTTCCTCCCACAACGACATCTGCTGCATGGTGGTATTCCTTCCAATTAACTTTCGTCATGTCCCCTAAGTCTGGGACGTTCGGATAGTGGTGTTTGAGTACTGCTTTGGGGAATGGTTCGATTTCGGCGTATGCGACTGGCTCCCATCCGAGTGTTTGCCATGCGACAGTTGCTGCTTCAATGCCGCTGAACAGGCTGATGTATTTCACTAGGGTTCTTCCTTCTGGTTTAGCTCATTGGCTTTTTTGACGGCTGACGCCATGTCGGTCACGTCATCCTGCGATTGGAGGTGCAAGGCTTTCAACGTGTGTTCGCAAGCCCAAGTGTGGACGTGTGGCTTCGACGGTGGGATACCACCCATTTGCGCCCTGTTCTCACACCAGCCACGCCATAGGCGTATCCAATCCCCCACGGTGCGGATGCCGTCATAGTGTCTGACGGAGAAAGCGTTCCAAGCATCCTGTAAATCCAAGTTCGGGTAAGCGGTTCGCATCATGCTGTCCGCCGCCGTCAACTCCGTGGAGTCTTGGAACATGGCAAGTGTCATTTCTTTGGAAGAAGAATAATATTCTTCTTCTTTCTTATCGGGTACGGGTACGGGTACGGGGCATGCGTTTGCCATCGGTTTGCCATCGTCTTGCCATGCGTTTGCCATAGGTTTGCCATGGCATTTGCCATCGGTTTGCCATGCGTTTGCCATAGCATTTGCCATCGGTTTGCCATTTTTGCCATTCTCAGGCTTCTTCCAACGACGGCTCGCACCCTTCTTGCCCGCTTCACTCCGCTTCCTGCGCTTGGCATCCACTTCGTCACCGTCCGGCTGATAGTCAGCCCAATCATGGAACACGTATTCGTCCTTGTCGGCGTCATACTCCCACAAGCCCGCATCGCAGAGTTCCTGAACCGAATCATCGGAGCAACGGAACATGGGAATCATGTTCGCTGGGACACGTCCTTTTGTCAGCTGTTGCGCGGCCCACGTGCCTGAACGAAGCCATAATGCGGTGGCGTCATTGGACAGCATCGCCGTCTTCGGATTCATGCAGAACCCATCATCGACCTTGAACCACATCAGCCCAATTCTCCATTCCCGTAGATTTTCCAGATTGCTTCCTGCCGTGGCGTGGCGCATGGAAGGCCGTCGAAGTTGAGGTTCGCCCATCCGCTTCCCACGTGTGGTTTCGCCATCGCGTCCAGGGCTTCAGCGATTTCAACCAAGTCCGGTGGCGGCGTGAGAAGAATTCCAACATCTTCCATCACATGCTCCCGAATCGCTTGTAGAATTCGCTGTCGGTCATGCCATACAGCGGATCCATGCCTGTCGGCTTGCGCGCGGCCAGCTTGTATCCGCAGTATGGGCAGGTCACGTAATATGTGCCGACAACCTCTCCGCAGTGGGCGCATTCCACGTATCGGATTGTCTTGCTCATTCCGTCACCGCCTGTCGTGCTGCTCTGAGGATTCTTGCCGCAGTCTGACGGATGTTTGTAGCATTAGCGTCCGGCATAAGCCCATAAAGCTGGTTGCACACGGCCATCACCTCCCGTTCCGAAGGACTGCGCAAGCGTCCCGAAACGTAAGCGTTGCGTTCCAAACGTCGCGTCTCAGTACCGTCATCGGGGTACAGGTGCGCTAATTCATCTGTGATATTGCTCATTCCGTCACCGCCTTCCGTGCGGTTTCGAGTATTTCCTTGGCCTGTCTGATATATCCCTCCTGGAAGCCGGGAATCTCACCGGCATAATTCCATGCGTCTTCTTCGTCTTTCGCCGCGTAGCTATCGACGCCATCCCATTCGCAGCTGTCCCAGAGGAGCCATTTCGCCACGGCCTCAATCTCAACGGCAGTTGGTGGAGCGGAACGTCCAGCCATGTACGCTGTACCGGCAAGCTCCCGAACCGTCTGAAAAGTCAAATCATCATCCATGCCACGCTCGTAAGCGTCGGCCTCGTCAAGCAGGACGCTCATTCCGTATCCTCGCTTTGATTCGGCACCTCGGACGGCATGGAGCCGGAATAGCCGAGCATGGAACGGCAAAGCTCTAGCATTTCATGGAATGCGTTAACTTGGCCGTCATAGAAGTCTCGGTCGCTCTTTCTGCGGACATCGAATCTGGAAAGTCCGGCTTCATGACAGCGACTTTTCGCCCAGTCGATGATCTTGTTGAGCGTCTTGTCTTTCTCAGTCACGTTCGTAGCCATGGTTAATGTTCTTCCTCTTCGATTCTGATGGTGATGTGGTAGACGCCTTTTTCGGTGCTTGGCTCGCCTAGCCGGTAGTCCGGGCCGAGCACGTAGTCGGCGTTGTCGTCGGGCCAGTAGCCTGACTGGGTGATGCCGTCGAGTATCGCCTTGACCATTGGCGCCGCGTTTTCCGGGTCGAAGCGTCCGTGTGTCAATGGGTGGATGATGGCGGTCACATGCACCGGCCATTTGGTGGGCGGCTTGAGTTTGCCGCTGTTGATGAGACTGCGGTAGGTGAGGTAGGCGCGTCTTTTCACGACGCTGGTGCGCCGGTATTTCGCCCGCCAGTCTCCACGCTTGTTCTGGGTCCACCAGTAGGCCTTCAGCACGTCGATGGTGGTTTCCTGCGTCATTCGTCCTCCAAAATCCAAATGTCGGCATCGCCAATGTCCGCGTAATGGTCTTCGCTTTCGGCCTCGCATTCGGGGCACTGGTGCGAGAAGTATTCGATTCCGTGCCTCTCGCACCAGCCGGCCGGTTCCATTCCAGCCAATGGGATCATTAGAATTCCGTTCCGCCGAAGCCGCCGAAACCGTCATCCGCTCCGGATGGCGGAGCGCCCCACGGGTCCGCTCCGGTGCCCTGCGTGGCTGTTTGAGCCGGTGCCGCCTGCTGCTGATTCTCTGTGGGCTGGAATCCGCCGCCATGCTGGATGCGCTGCACCTGCGCCGTCGCATACCGCAGGCTTGGGCCGATCTCATCGACCTGCAATTCGATCACGGTGCGGTTGGAGCCATCCTGTGCCTGGTAGGAACGCTGCTGCAACCGGCCTTGAGCGATCACACGCATGCCCTTCGCAAGGCTCTGCGCGCAATGAGTGGCGAGGTCACGCCACGCGCTGCAGCGCATGAACAAAGCCTGACCGTCTTCGAACTGGTTCGTGCTGCGGTTCCAGGAGCGCGGCGTGCTGGCGATCGTGAACGACGCTACCTGCGCGCCCGCGGACGTCGTGCGCAATTCCGGATCTGCGGTCAGGTTGCCGACGATCGTGATAACAGTCTCTCCGGCCATTAGAAGTTCTCCTTTTCCTCGATGAACGGCGTGATGAACCTCAGCGGGAACATGTGCGCATTGTCCTTTTTTGTGACAAGGTCCTCCCAATTCCACAGGGTCAGATGGCTGCATCTGTCACCGGCTTCGATCAGCTCCCACACGTGGTTTGTGAACTCATGAATCCAAAGGCGTCCGATCGCATCACGGTAGACGCCGTATTCCTCCGGTTCCGCGTCAATGAGCTTCTTCCGATAGTCGCCCACAAGCTCCCTCGCCATCATCAGATGATCGAGCAGAACATTGATATCGTCGTTTTCAACGGAGGCCATCACTCGGCCTCCTTCACGTCGGCCTGCTGCCCGGCTTCGGCGGTTTCGACGTCAGGCTCCATGACCTCGGCGGTCACGTCATCAGTCGCATCGGAGGTGATTACCGGTTGGAACACGTCGCTGTAGTCCGGCGTGGTTTCGTCAACGCTCGCGGCCTTCTTCGCTTCGATGCTGACCGGCAGGTACTTGAAACTGCGGCGGATGATGGTCTTCTTCGCCATCTCCACGAAGTTCTTCACCCACGGTCCGGTGATCTGTCGGCTGCGATTGCGTGGCGCGTACTTCTCGCGGTATTCGAGCAGATCGCGTTTCGACATGTAGTCGGCGTATCGTCCGCCGTTCGGCAGTTGGACGCTGAGATACACGAATTTCAGCTTTTCCTCGCTATGGTCGGCGTCCACGTTCACCTCGTCGGGGCATTCGATGGTCGGCACGCCGTTCTCGTCAAGCTTCAGCTTGATGTTGTCGTCCTCGTAGACGGCTCGCGGCTGCGCGTAGATTCCACTGTTCTCCAACAGTTTCAGCATGCCCTTGTAGCCGATGACGAACGTGGCCTGCTTCTCCCCGTTCGCATAGTTCTTGTTGCTGTAGGGAAGGATGTACGCCTGTCCCAAGCCGTCAACGTCGGACGGGCGCAAGCCCAGGGCGGCGCACTGCATGAAGCAGGAAAGGACGCTGACCGGCGTGCAGTCCGCCAAGGCCGGCGTGCGGTTGATGCTGCTGATGCACATCTGCAACAATGCCTCGCTGTCGAGGTTGCCTCCGATGACACGTGCGATCTGCGGCCATGAATGCTCCACAAGCTGCTTGAGCTTGCCCCTCGGGTTGAGCGGCTGCAACTGCTGTCCCCGTGCCTGCTGTGCGATCTGTCCCATAATTTACTTCTCCTTTTCCTCGATGGATTTGAATGCGAATTTGCGGTATGTGGCGGCTTTAACGACGTATTCTTTGCGGGTCGTCGTCTTGTAGGTGGCTTGGAGGTTGCCGCAGCGCACGCCCGTATGCGAGCCGATGCGCAGGATGATCTGTTCCTGCAATTCCTTCTGAGTGGCCTTCATGTCATGAAGCATTCCGGTGGCGCTCTCGTATCTTGCGAGCAGGTCGTAGAGGTCGTCGTCGGCGCTTTCGTCCACGATGTCCGGCGTGGGTTCCGGGAACGCCTTCTGCACGTCGCCGCCGGTCAATTGCGGTGGAGTGCCGGAAGTGACGAAATGCCAGAAGTCGGCTGCGGCCTTGTCGATCGCGGCCATATCCTCCACGTCCTCCTGGAATGGGATCTCTACCGGCTCGTCGTCTCCGATGGCGGCGTACACGTATCCCCATGTCCATCCAGTGACGAGCGCGTAGAATTCGACCTGAGCGAGGTAGTAGGGCGGGATTCGGAGGTTTCCGTCCTCGTCACGCCAGTCCCCCGCTCGACGGTTACCCGCCGTCTTGATCTCAAGGATTCCGAAGCTGCCGTCCTCCCTTTGCAGGATGCCGTCAAGAGAAGCCCTCAGATAGGGCTTTTCGCGGCTGATGAATTGCTTGTCGGTGCCGTCTGTGACGATCATTTCCGGATGCTGCGCGCGGAAACGCTTACGGAGCTCGTTTTCCAGGGCATTGCCCTTGACGATCGCCCATTTGTCCGAAATGTCCTCCGGCTCCACGCGACCCGTCTTCTCCAGCCACAATTCGTAAGGCGTTTTGAAAGCGTTCAGGCCGAGAATCGTGCTCATGTCGGAACCGCCCACGCCGGCCTTACGGCTCTTCAGCCATGCGAGATGCCGTTCCGTCTTCTTGCACTGCCGGAACCGTTCGATCGTGTAACGTTCCGTGTCCTTGAGTGGGATGCGCTTCATTCCTTCGCCACCTTCATTTCCTGGACTTCACCGTTAAAAAAATCGATGATGAGATCGCAGATGGCAGGTGCCGACGTTTTGAGCGCGGTTTTTTCCTCTTCGCTTTCGGCTTTGATGGTGAAAACGCCATCCTTGCTGTTGAACTTGAGTCTCATTTCGCCACGTCCTTGCTGTAGTTGGCTTTGATGTCCATGAGTTCGCCGTTGAGGAGTTTCGTGGCGAACTGATAGACCACCTTGTCGTTGGCTTGGAATGCGGTGCGCTGCAATGTGCTCACCGCGTCGAAGATGCCGACCAAGGCGTTTGCGATGATGGTGCGCGGCTCTTCCGGCTTGGCTTCCTGCTTCTGTTCCTGGACTGTGGTGGTCATGGTTTCTTTCTTCTTTCCGGTTGTGGTGGTTTTGCGTGTTTTGCGGGGTGAATGCTGGTCGAAGGCCGGTAGTAGTCCTTCCTTGCGGAGTTGGCCGATGATGTTGCCTGCCGTTTTCTGGCTTAGGTTGAGCGCTTCGGCGGTTTCCTTGCCGTCGAATGGTTGGCCTTGGTCGATGCGGTTTCTGCAGTGCGCGAGTATGAGGGCTCGTTTCGACGGTTCCGCCGTGGGCTTGCTGACGGCCTGATAGCCAGCCAGAGTATCCTCACGCTTCTCAGGCTCTGGCGGTAGGTCTTGTGTGACGAGTCCGGCCTTGCGCAGGGCGCGCATTTCGTCACGGCTTAATCCCGCTTCGCCGGACTCGTCGTAAATGCTTTTGAGCTCTCGAAGCTCGTCGGCGGCATATTCGTGTTTCAACGTGTTCCTTTCCTGAGTTTTTCGATGAGCGCGTGGTTTTCGCGGATGAACTTGTCCACGTCCATTCCCTGCTGGGTGAGGGTCGGCTTGCCGGTGTCGACGCGTGCTTTCCCATCGCTTTTGACGTTTGGATGGCTTTTGCACTGTGTCGCCGGAACGAACATTCCGTTTTTCATCTCGCCACCGTCCTCGTGTACTGGTGTGCTGTAGCCCAACGCTCGGCCACGTCACGCTCGTAAAGCACCGGGCGCCTGTCCTGCTTTCCAGCTGGTGGTTCAGGGCCAAGCTTCAGATACTTCGGCCCCCTGCCATTGCTCCGCCAGTTGGCGAGGGTTCGTGGACTCAAGCCGATCATGGCCGCGAACTCCTCCGGCCGAAGCAGGTCAGTCATTCGGCTTCTTCGGGCAGTAGCGGGCGATGAAATAGCGCTGTCCCTTGCCTGTGACCTTTGGTGTGCGGCTGATGGTCACGTGGCCGTCCGAATGTGTCACCGCCGTCTCCTTGATGCGGAACAGGCCGAGGTCCATCGCCTTCTGGGTCGGCACGTTGCGGTTCGAGCCGGACTTGCCGAAGAACCCATCATCGCGAAGAAGCTGAAAAAGCCGATTCTGGCCGATGTTCAGACCATTCTGGCGCAGCATCTTCGCCAATTCGCCCACCAGGCACGTGCCGTCGGACGCGGCCACCGCGTCGGCGAACAGGGCTTTCGGTTCGAGTTCAACGATGCGCGACTGCTGCGCGGCGATGCGACGCTTCTGCTCCTCCATGGTGCGTTGGCCGATCATCACGGCCTTCGCCAGGATGGTTATGTCGTCGTCGGTCTCTCTGGCTGGAATGTAGCCGCCGGTCCTGCGGATCTGCGGCAGCACCTCGTGAGTCACCCAACGTTTGAACTCGTGAGCCTCGGGCTTGCGGGAGCCGAGCACGAGCGCGTACAGGCCGGCTTCGTTGACGATGTTGGTCTCACCCTGACGCCCTAGATTGAACCTAGACCGTTCATCATCGTCAAGCCTTTTCAACGCATCGGATGGATTGCTGATTTCGAGGATGTCGCATACGTCCTTGGCGACGAACCAGGGCTCCCCCGCCTCGTCGGTCAGGGTACGCAACGCAGCGTTATTGAAGTAGAACTGTTGGATTTCATTGCTCATTGACTTTCCTTTGCTTGTTGACGTTGTGTGCCTCACCCTGACGAGTGGATGGGGCTGAGTGGCTGGCACCGGTGTCGAACCGATGCCGTCCGTGGATTCCGAGCGCCCCTTTGACTGTTGGAGCATGACCTGAACATGCTGGCGGCCGGTGGCGTGGCCGACGACGATGGAAGCCGTCAGGCGGACTTGAAAGGGTTTGCAGGCGCCGGAGTGCCTGCGTTTTTGATAGAGAGAGAAGAGATTGGAATCCATGGACGGGCGAACCGTCGCCCAGCCGAGTGCGCCGACAGTGTATGTGAAGCAGGATGTGGTCGGCGCGTGGATAATAATCGATATTCAGTTATGTGTCCCCGCCAGCCGACATGAGTGAACGTGGATGTCCGCGCAAAATATCCCTAATTTGGTTTGTTTCGTTGGACTGTCGGCTGGTGGGAAGTCTTTTAGTCGCGTGGCGCGAATCTGACGATCAGCCACAATGCGGTGGCAATGTACACGCCTTCCACCATGAGCGCGGCGGTGGTGCTGCCGCCATGCCATGTGAGCATGATGGTCAGGCTGGAGATGAGGCCGATGCTGACGATGGCGAAGAGGATGCGGCGGCGCGTGTAGTTCGGCTTCCGCGTCTTCTCCCGCTGGTCTTCGTCGAGCCAGTAGTCGTGGTCGGTCATTTCGCCATCCTCCTTTCGGATAGTTCCTTCAAGATGCGGTTGCAGTCGCGGCGGATGTTCGCCAGGTCTGTCTGCGTGAGCAGGTATCGCGCGTGGCTGTCGCACGTGTCGATGGCGAGCTGGATGACGGCTGAATGGTCGCTGCGAGTGGTGCCGTCATCGAGGATTTCGAAGTAGAGGCTTCCATCCGTGGTGAGGCTCATCGTGTTCCTCCTATCGCGTCATAAAGGTGGTAGGCGAATGTTTCTGTGGTTTTGGCGTCCACTTCCGTGAGGATGGTCTTCCCGTCCTCGTGGAGTCTGACGAGTCTGGCGTCGTGTTCGCCGACTTGGATGGCGTAGCCGGTCAGGCCGAGCATGATCGTCCGCGGGTCGAAGACCGTCTTCCGCTGTTCGGGCGGCGCTGGCGGGTTAAGCAGTTGTCCGCTCATTTCTGTGCTTCCTTGACGATCGTGTCGATGATGACGTCCACGAGGTCGGTCACGTCGATGTCCATCGGTCCGGTGATGTGGCCCAGGAATCGGCTAGCGTCGATTTCATCCCACTGTCCCGCGTATTGCGGGCGGATCATGTCGCCATGCTCGGCGAATTCGTCGAAGACGGCTTCCACGCAGGCTTTGCGCAGTTCTCGGGTGTAGGTCTTGCTGTCCATCGGACGCTCCTTTGGTTGTGGATTTCAGGCTTTGAATTGTTTGATGCTGTCGATTGGCTGAAGCAGCACCGCAGTGAATTGGAAGAGGGTCATTCCAAACATGTCGGCGATTTTTTCCAGATCACTTACGGTGAAGTCTTTCTTGCCGGTGAGTTTCTTGTTCGCCAGCTGCCTTTCGCATCCAATCGCTTTGGCTATGTCTTCTTGCGTCATGCCCCTTCGAGCCATCTCCCCTCGGATATTGGCTCTCATGAGTTCCGTTTCGCTTGTCACCCAACCTCCTTTCTCGTTTCGTTGCTGATTACAGATAGTACTTATTTGGATACTCTTACGAGAGTACTTAATTGATTACTTTACAAAAAGTACACAATTGGGTATCATGGAGCCATGGGAACAAGAGCTAACACCGACGTTACCGCCGGAGCGCGGAGCGTCATGGAATACTGCAAAGCACTGCAATCCAGGAGCGGTATGACCGCTACAGATTTCGCCGCGAAATGTGGATTCAGCCGCAACTATTGGTTCGTCCGCGCCCGGTTCGACGCGCCCTTGACGGTATCGGACTGCGAACGAATCGCCAAGACATGCGGGATGACATTACGTCAGCTATTCGCAAACGCGCTGGCGGAACAGGAAGAAAAAAGAACCGCCGAAACACTCAACAAGCTGCAGAGGGGCGACGTGGCCCTTGCGGCGTATCGGGCCGCTGGCAAGCAGGAGGCCATTAATGGAGAGGCTGGGCCGGATTACGACGAGCCTGCCTGACCTGCCGATCGACCGGCGCATGACCTACGGCGCCATGCGCCGCGCCATCATCGGACTGCCCGTCACCGTATCCAGCGCCATCCTGCCAGACGGACTATGGGGCTGCTACGACGCATCCAACAGCGTGATACTCATTGACAGGCGCCTTACCTACACGGCGAAAAGATGCGTGCTCACGCATGAGCTGCTGCACTGGAAGCATGGCGACACCGGCTGTTCAAACGATTGTTCGAAGCAGGAGCGACGCTGCCGCACACAGACAGCGCTCCTATTAGTCAACCCCACCGAACTCGCACTACTAGAACGCATGTACGAGTACGAATGGCAGATCGCCGACGAGCTCGACATAACGACACAAGTCCTCGAAGACTACCGGAGCACGCTCGCATCGGCGTAGAATCGGCTGCATCCCCCGTTCGACGTAAAGAGAGAAGGAAAACATGAGAATCAGACAGAACAATACGATGCTGGTCAAGCTCAAGGCATGGCTCGGCAAGGACGTGAAAGTGAAGTCGGCGGTCTGCTCCGGCATCGCAGCCGTATGTGCAGTAGCGTTGACTGTCGGAGCGGCCACATATGCCGCCAGCGTGCATTCCGCCGCGGTCAAGGAAGCCGCCGAGACCATCGAAGCCGACAATGCCGACTATTCGAAGCTGATCAACGAATACAACAAGCTTGTGGACAAATACAACTCGCTCTCGGATGATTACGATACCGCCTCGGAGACGATAGACAAGGCTGACGGCATGAAGGCCGACATAAAGAAGATGGAGGCTACGCGGGACAATTTGCAGGCGCAAATCGAATCGTTGACCGGCCAGGTCGATAACGCCAAGAGGACCAGCGCTTCCGATGGCGTGTGGCAGGTCGGCAAGGACATCGACGCCGGAACGTATCGCGCGAACGATTCCGTGACGGACCGCTGTTACTGGGAGGTCTCCGTAGGCGACGACATCGTACAGAACGACATGCCAGGCGGTGGCTATCCGCAGGTGACGGTGAGCGACGGACAGCAGCTCAAGCTCCAGAATTGCGGCACGTTCACCAAGCAGTGACGTTCTTTTCTATTTGCCCCACATTGGTGGGGCTTTTTTATTTCCTCCCCTTCTTTCTTTCCGCTTCAAGCTACCGCAGATGGGGATTGGACATGCTGATTTTTTCTTTTTTGGCACATTGCCCCTATAAAAAGAATGTTACCAATCTATATATTACTTATACAGATGGTACATATAAGTATTGGTTGCGGTATTTATACGTACTGCCAGTTGGTACTTATTTGTCCTCTGACAATGGTACAAATAAGTACAGGTAAAGAAAAGCCCCTCCGGCGCTGTCACACCGAAGGGGATGAAGAAAAGCGCGAGCATTTCTCCACTTGCCAATTTATCAGCAGGTGGGGAGGAAAGACATGGAAGAAATGGGCTACCGCAACTTCAACGCAATCCGTCAGCTCGGTCAAATGGGCAAATTCTCCAAGATGAGGGCTGACGGCACTCTCTCCACAAGCAACTCGGCACTGCTGCTGCTCACCTACATGGCAAGCGTCACCTACGACTGGGACACGGAGCGTAACTGCCCAACCGCCGACGCAAAAGCCAAGGGCTATCCATGCCGATACTACAAGCGTGGAGCCGAAGCATTCGCATACGACTACGGCAAGCTAGGCATATCGCCAGAGCAGGCCATGAGCGAAGACGCCCAGGAATACATCGAAAAGCGGAAAGGCGCTGCGAATCAAGAATTCAAACGCTCAATCACCACCTTGAAGGACTGGGGCGTAATCAAGCAGCTGGAACATGCGAAGAACGGAAAACCCGCCGGATACTTGCTGCTGCTCGGCGGCGACGAGGAGAATCGTGCCGTGGAACGGTGGGCACGCCAATGCCTCAACCTGCCGATGGTCTGGTGATTCCGTGCCCACATTTTGCCCACGCTTTATAGAGAAATGACGTGATTTGGAGTGAATTGGAGTGAATTAGGAAAGTCTGAAAACCGTTGGAAAATAAAGGAAAACCGCCATCTCTGGCGGTTTCCAAAAGTGCCTCCAGCGGGACTCGAACCCGCAATCCGAAGAGGTCGATTTTAAGTCGACTGCGTATACCGATTTCGCCATGGAGGCTTTGCGCCGGCCAGAAGAAAAAG